TCAAAAGGCTCTCTCCAATGTTCTAATTCACAACCAGAGTAAATAAGCATATCTCCTGGTTTTAAGTCCACTTTTATACCTTTGGGTGCTCCAGGCTTATTTATGTTCTTATGCTCGTCTATGACGTTGTCAGACCCTGTAGGATCTAAATAAATAGGCCAATGATCTCCACCTAAACATAGTGTAGTAGATATCTCACAACTAGGTCTATCTTTGTGTCTTTTAAGGATATTACCATTTCTATACAGCCTTGTGTAAGAATACGTAGGCACTAACTTAAGTCCTGTCTTCTTCTGCATCACGGCTATAGTTTTAATTAGTAATGTCTCCATTAACCTATCACCATATTTAGCATAAGAGTTTGGAACTTGTGGGTCGTTGAAATTACCGATTAGTGCATTTTTCTTATGAGTTACACCATTTTCTAACATCCAATGATCTGCTTCAGCTGATATTTGTAAGTATCTATAAGCTATGTCCGCTACTTCTTTAGATATAGCGCCACGTATAACTTGGTATTTATTTTTTTTAAAACTCATACTTGTATAAAATTATAAGACACAGATATTCTCCAGTTCTTTTCACCTTTGTCTGTATTTAAATTTATGTCAACACCGTGCGGAAGCCAAGATGGAAAGAAGATCATACGTCCCTCCGTAGGCTCATAAGCACACACTCTCCATAATTGTTCAGGTAGATTCTCTACTCTTCGAGGCATATGTGTATTCGGTCCTGGTCTAGGATCTTCTAAAAATAATTTACCTGAGTTCTTGGGCACTTTGATATAATATACACCTGACCACATCGAGTTAGGATGTGTATGCGTTTTATTATAACTGTATGTTGGGTTTATATTAGCCCACATATTACCTAATCCTAATTTACCTGTAATACCATAATCTTTGTTGCACTCTTCAGCCATTTTAAA